GCAGGCGGCGAAGGCCGGACCATCACGACCAACCCCGGCCACTATCTGGAGCCGCGCTTCTCGCCGGACGGACAGACGGTCGTCTACCGCACCTCCAGCGACGGCTATCTGCGCTCGGCCCTGTGGAGCCGCGAGCCAGGCGTCTACCGCGTCTCCGTGCGCGGCGGCGCGCCGGTCAAGATCACCGATTCGGGCACGACGCCGCAGTTCGGCGCCAGCAACGACCGCATCTTCGTCAGCGCACGTGAGGGCGACAAGCGCGTCCTGCGCTCG